ATGAACTGGAACACGAACGTCATCTCGTCGAACGTCACGGGCCAGATGAGCCCGGTGCTGTCGGTGCTTCCGACCAACGTTCGCGCGCTGACGCTCGCGTTTGCAACCAGCGAATGCGGCAGCGAGAACTGGGCGGGCGTCGACGGTGGCGCGCTGGCCGCCGCAAATGTGCCGCTGTTCACCACGGCCAATGTGAATTATGTGATTTCCACCGGCGGCGCAGCGGGTTCGTTCACGTCGGTGGGGCCCGGGAACTGCGTGGTCGCGAACGGTACCTGACAGATGGGACAGTCGGCCATTCAGGCGGCCATGAACCTGCACGATCACTGGGGCGTACCGTACAGTCAGATGGAACTGACTCCGATGATTGGTGGCAACGATGTGGCCGGTGAAACTGTCACGCCTGCGGATGCTGACATGGCGGGCGCACTGGCGGCGGCACGGAGCGGTGCGCCAGGCTTTCGTTATGTTCGCCGCAGTCCTATGCATACGATTTAACATAATCTCAAGACTAGTCACCACCCGAAGCTAACTTTAGCTGGCGTTACACCTGCGGGATCAAAGCCCCGCAAGCGTTAGCGGGTAGCGCCAGCCACCGAAAACCCTTGGAAAATTTTTCCCAAGCACCCATCCAGATATCGCGGACATCGGGCGTTTTTGCGCGCTCGTAAGCTGCGGCCGCGATGACTTCCATCGGATCGATGCTGCACGCTTGTGCGATCTTCAGCGCGGTCAGCTCGTCGAAATGGCTGCGACCAGCACGGTAGCCGCTGATGGTGGATTGGCGAATGTCCAGTCGCTTGGACAGGGCATAGTCGGACTCGACGCCAAGGCAACGCTTGGCCTCGTCGAGGTAATCGACGGTCGTCTTCATTGAAACCCCTTAAAAATCAATATCAACCCGGAAGCAAGATTACTTCGATGTTCTCGAACATGCAACGTTCGCGACCTCGATGCTTTCAGGTCACGATGCTTCGAGGCTTGCATGCTTCGAGGTCGCGAAGTATTATCCGCCTGTCGCCCCGGCAGCCGGTTCACAACCCCGCCGGTGCTGGAATAGCTACCCAGCCGCCGGGCGACTTTCACGCAGTACACCGTTCAAGGGGTTGAACAAGGGGAAGTCAAATGCAGCACATTTCGTTGCAATTTTCACGGTCACGTTACAGCGCGCTCGCGCTGGCCCGCCAAACCGCTGACGCCGCATGGCGTGCGCTGATGGACTCGATGCAGTGCATCGTCCGAATCTGGACTCAGGTCGGCGTGGCTCGTTTGGGGGTGCCGGCATGAGAACCATCCGCTACGACATTCTTCTCGAGACCGGCCTGCGTAGCGTTGCAGGCGAGCCGCTCACGATCAAGAACGATCTGCAGATGACGTTCGGCGTGCACTGCAACGTCTATGAGGGCTTCGACAGCCCGAAGCGCTACGTTGTTACGCACGTCGAATCCGGCCTGAGCGTTGGAAGAGGTTCGATGCGGTCCACGGCGATCGACGATGCGCTCGAAAAGATCGGCAGTGCGCAGGCACGAGGCACGTTGGCGCGCTCGCTGGAAAGGGCCATGTCCTATCGCGCGAAATTGCTCGCGCAGACGAAAGTTCGGAGCGCGTAACCATGGTCATTCAACAACTTCGCGACGAGCTGCGCGCGGCGCACACGATCATCCGAAACGCGCTTGGTGTCATGACGTTCGACCAGAAATTACAGTGGGCGAACGCGAATGAGCGCGACGACGCTATCGGCGAGGGCGTCACGCGCGCCAACGAACGGCAGGCCGTGATTGACAACGGCTCGCCGCTCGCGCTGTTCCTCGAACTGCGCCGCGCGGATCTGATCATCGCCAATGCGTGGGAAATCCAGTCGTTTCATCAGCACGCGCTTTGGACGACTGCCAACTTGCAAGACGGCGCCGCCGCGCGCCATCCGACACGCGCCGACTCACGCACGATCGTGTTGGCGGCCGCGGTCGACGCCGCGCGCGAACTCGTCGGCGACGCGCGCGGATCGATCGCGGATGCGATTGTCGGTTTCGTGAAGGGCTTCGGCGACGTGGCGCCGCCTGAGTCGGCCGCATGGTGCGGCATTGACGCCGGCGATCCTGCCGGCGATCAGACCGTCGCCGTGCTGACGCCCGCATGCGCATTGTCGGAAGCTGACGTTGCAGAATTTCGCCGCGCGTTTCACGCCGCGGCTCGAACCGGCCTCGTAACGTTCCACGTCGAGCAACCCGCCGCGGTGCCGACCGAAGAGATGATTCGCTTCTGTCCAGAGTGCGGCCGTCTTGGCGATATTCCAGCCGGCTACGAGGCGTGCTGTCCGGACAGTTCGAGTGCGCGCATCGTGCCGAAGCGCTTTGCGGAACTGTGTGCCGAGACGTTCAAGCTGTGCGTTAGCCAGCCATACGGCGCACCCAGCGCGCAGGCAGAGGGCCGGGCCGCTGCCGCTGTGCGCACGCTCGAAGCGAAGGCGTACACGTACACGGATGGCTCAGAGCTGTGGAAACCGCCGCTCGGGCCGGTGCCGGCATCGGTCGCGCACGCTAGCGCACCTGCCGATGAGCGCGAGCCGAGCGTCGCAGCAGCAGCGATGAACGGGGAGTTTCGGTGATGCGCCTCGTTCGATGCAATCGCTGCGGAACGGCGTGGCGGGGCTCGACGCAGTGCTCACGCTGCCTGCGTCGGTTCGTGTGGGGCCAGTGAGCGCGAGGGCGCGAACTGGCTAAATGGAACAGTCTTGTTGGGAATCTCAGTCATCCATTCCAGTAGGACTACTAATTCACTGAGAGGAAAGCATGTCGCAAATCCATCTGAAGCATGCCCGCATTCACCCGTCGAGCCTCGGCGGATTCACGCTGGAAGGTCCGTATTTCCGCCGCCGTGCACGTATCGCGCGGGCGCTCGATGCGTTTTTCTACTGGCTGGGGGCGTGACCATGACGAGCCAAAACGTATCGGTTGATTGCCCGCTCTGCGGGTGCCGCCAAGTGGTTTTCATCGACAACCCGTCGCCGGCCGAGCGGCCGGAGCTGGTGAACTGCGATCCGGATGAGGGCGGGTGCGACAGGTATTTCGTCGTGTTCTCGCGAATCGAGATTCGCACGTTCGCGCGCGTCGCGAAGATCGAGGGTGCGTGATGAGCTGCACCGAAACCGACCTGGTCGAACTGCGCCGCGACGATCCCGCGTCGCCCGAAACGCGCCGGCTCGCGCTCGGCCAGGTTGCGCCAGGCATTGCGCCCATGTGCGGCGGTGCTGACATAACGGATCGCCAAAAGTGGCTGTATCGGTACTGGAGGCGCGCGACCATTCCGGCGCATATCGCGATTGATCTGGCTCGCGTCGAGGTGGAGCCGTCGACTGGCGACCCGGCCGTCGACTACCTCATCCATCTGCATGATGGGGCAGACGCATGAACGGCTCGGCGGCGTTCGCTGAAATCGAGTATTGCATCGAGGATGGTGATATCGGCTATGCGGGTACTTCTCACGCTTCGTTCGTCGCGCGTCGTGTGCCGTGTGTTGCGCACATCCGGGCGACGGCAATCGGTGATGCCGCGCTCGAACGCATCTACCGCGTGCTGCGCACACGTCGCATCGGGAACGCTCGCTGATGTGGGTCTATGCTGCGCACGCTCGCGAAGCCGTCGAGGCATTGCCGGCCGCGCACGCGCTGAAAGCCCGCGCGCCGTGGAAGTGGCACGCGCGCGCCGTTCGCGAAGCGCTTTCGGCCGGCCGTAGGTCGGCGCACGCGCGCGGCGCTTCGCACATGTTCGATATGGGCGCGGCCGGTGAGGCGCTCGACGCGTTCGCCGCCGAGCACGCGCCGGAAACGCGCGCGGTGCGGCCGGACGCATCCGACGCGGAAATCGTGGATAAGGCGCGGCGCATCGCGGCCGACTTCCAGCTGCGCACGCTGTCGTTGTCGAGCGTCGACGCGCTGGCGGTCGCGCGCGTGACGTGCGGCCTGTACGATGTGAAACTGCCAGAAGTGGACGACGACGCCGGCAAGGTGGCGCGCGTGAAGTGCGAATTGTGGTGGCGACGCCGCCTGCGCACGGCGCATGCGCGAGGCGCGGAGGCCTCCAACATCCGAATGCACTTCGTGCACTACGGCGCGGACCCTTACGCGAGCGACGACGCCGTGCGGCGCCGCATCGCGCAGAACCGGCGCAACGCGGCCACGCTCGACGCGGTGACGCTCGAAAACGAGCTCGGGCAGCGTTACACGATTGCCGAACTCGCGGCCATCAGCATTTCGAACAAGGCACTGAAGCGCGGCGAACTGATGACGCGCCTGCGCGGCTGCGAGGATCTGGCTGTAGCGGCCGGCTTCGCGGGCGTCATGTTCACGCTGACGTGCCCGAGCCGCTTCCATTCGGTGCGCCAGCTGGGTGCGCGCACGCGCTTCGTGCCGAATAAGAAATACGACCGCTCGTCGCCGCGCGACGCGCAGGAATATTTGCGCCGCACGTGGGCGCGTATCCGCGCGCAGCTGAAGCGCGAGGGCGTGAGCTTTTTCGGGATGCGCGTCGCCGAGCCGCATCACGACGCGACGCCGCACTGGCACGGGCTGGTGTTCTCGAATAACGTCGATCGATTCTGCGCCGTCATGCGCGCGCACGGGCTGGCCGATGCCGGCGACGAGCGCGGCGCGCAGGAACGGCGCGTGCGCTTCGAGCGGATCGACAGCGCGAAGGGATCGGCGGTTGGCTACATCGCAAAGTACATCGCCAAGAACATCGATGGCGCGCACGTTGGCGACCACAAGACGGAAGAGAAATTCATCGTGGCGCCGGATCTGCTCGGCGATATCGAAATCACGCCGTCGCAGCGCGTCGAGACGTGGGCGGCGCAGTGGGGCATCCGGCAGTTTCAGGCGTTTGGCTGCGCACCGGTCGGCGTCTGGCGCGAGCTGCGCCGCGTGAAAGAGGCAGACCTACCGGACGCCGCCGAGTCGCCCGAGATTCTCGCGGCGTGGCGCGCGGCGCAGAAAACCGACGATCACCGCGCCGATTGGGCGGAATACGCGCGGGCCATGGGCGGAATTGCGGGCGAGGGCCGGCGTATCTACATCAAACACACGACGGAACACCGGGAAGGGCGTTACGGAATCGGCCCGGTGAAGGTGCCGCACGGTGTCGCCGCGCGCGGCGTCGCGCGCATCGTGGACGGGATCTGCACATACACGCGCGAAACGGAAATCTTCGTTCCATCCGTGCGGCATGAGTGGACGGTCGTGTCGAAGGCGCGTTCAGGCGAGCGCAAGCAGTTCGTGCGCACGTTCGATGACGCCGTGCCGATGACGGACGCGCACCGCGCAGCTGCGTCGCTGGTGGTCGAGCCGAATTTGTGGCTCCAGGGCGACGCGCTCGTATGGTGGGAACGGGCGAGCGAGCATGAGCGCGCGGAGGGTTTTGAGCGCAGCGGCGCAGCCGCGAGCACTCGGACTCGTGTCAATAACTGTACGCGGTCGGAACGGTCAGGGGTGGCCGAGCCGACCGACCGCGCAGCGCGCGGATGCGGAAACAGCGTCAGCGGGGAAGTGAGCGGCGCGAAACGGGGCCAACGGAACCTGTAGAGCGAGGAAATCCCATGTCACAAATGACGATCGAGTGTCCGTGCTGCGGCGCCGAGATCGAGGCGCGCCATACGGAAGGCATGTCGGCGACGATGCGGCGCCTGTATTTCGTCTGCGACGCGTGCGATTACAGGACGCCGGCCGGGCTCGAGATTTTGCATTCGCTGTCGGCGTCGGCTCGGCCGCGCGAAGGCGTGCAGCTTGAGGTGATGCCGTCGCCGCCGCTTCGCGGGCCGGTCAACGCGCGCACGACGATGCGGCCGGGGGCATGGGCATGAGATTCACGATTGCCTGCCCGCATTGCGGCGCGCGCGGCATCGCGCGTTCGATGGAAAAGCAGTCGGACACGGTGTGGCTGATCGACTACCAGTGCGACGACGTGACGTGCGGCCACACCTACCGGACACGCCTCGAAATGGAGCCGCCGGAGCTGCCGATACCGAAGCGGCCGCGGCGCGAGACGCAGGAATTCGAGTTCAACGTATGACAGACAGGAGAAACGATGCAGACCACGAAACCACGAGCACGATGGATCGCCGGGCCGGGCGCCGGAATGTGGGAAGTCACGCACCCAGGTACGTGCGATTCGGTACGAGGGTTGCGCCCGCGCGATGCCGCCGCGCTGCTGTTGGAGCTTTCCGTATTGCCGAAGCTGACCGGCAAGGGAGACAGGAGCCCTGCATGATCTACCGCGACGCGTTTAGAAAGACGGCGTGGTTCGTGATCGTTGCTCCGTTCGACCGCGGCCTATGGCGCTCGATCGGCGATCACGCCGGCGAGCTGCTCGTCGACTTCGTTGCACTTGTCGGCCGGCTCGGCGCGCTCGCGCTCTATCCGCTTGCCGTGCCAGTCCTCGCGGCGCTCGTGATCGCTGCCGACCGCGCGAACGAACGCGAGCATCAGCGGCGAGGACGGCTGGCAGCCGATCAATTCTGAACCGGTATCAAAACGATGGCGATTCGGTATCGAAACGATATCGAATCGATATGGTTTCAATGTAGTTCAATGCTCGGGGGAGCAATATGATTATCGCAGTCGTGAACACCAAGGGCGGCGTCGGCAAGTCGACGATCGCTTTGCAGCTCTCTATCGGCCTGTCGCTCGCCGGCTTCCGCCCGTGGCTCGTCGACGGCGATCGGCAGGAATCCAGCATCAGCGCGATCACGTTGCGCGCGGAAAGCGGCCGGCCGCCGCTGGCGGCCTCGGCATACGCGAACGGCTCGACGCTGCGTGCGCAGGTAAGCGCCCAGGCCGGCGGGTTCGATCACGTCATCATCGACGCCGGCGGCCGCGATTCGAGCGCGCTGCGGGCCGCGCTGACCGTCGCCGACGTTGCCTTGATCCCATTCGTTCCGCGCTCGTTCGAAGTGTGGGCGGTGAAAGATATCGCCGAGCTGATCGACGAAGCGCGCGCCGTGCACGACCTGAAGGCGCTCGCCTTCATGAACCTCGCCGACGTGAGCGGGCCGGACAACCGGGACGCCGCCGCGGCGCTGCGCGAGTTCTCCACGTTCGACCTGCTCGATTGCCGGCTGACGCGCCGCAAGGCATTCGCGAATGCGGCGGCCGCCGGCTTGCACGTCGACGAGATGCAGCGCCGTGACACGGTCGCATGCGCCGAGGCCGAGCGCCTGCTCGATGCTGTCTTGGCGGCGTAACGCTATCGAAGCAATGGCGAACCGATATCAAAACGATATCGGTTCAATACTGAAAGGGGACCAACATGGCAATCACGAAGCGACCGGACGCGCGCAAAGCGGCCGCGATCGATCAGTTTATCGGCAGCGCACCGGATGCTGCCGCATCGGAACCGTCGGACCAGGTCGGGCCGGCGCGCGCGCCCGGCAGGCGGAAGAAAGTGACGATCAGCCTCGGCATCGATCCCGAGCTGCTTGTGCGCGTCGACGCAGCCGCCAGGGCATCAGGGATTTCACGAAACGCGGCGCTCGCGCTCGGTGCGCTGCATTTCATCAGGGAATTCGAGGATAGGTGCGTTGGGGCGTAACCGGTCTCCGGCAAAGGGGCGCAGCCGCATGAACGGGTCGCTCCCTTTATAAATCAAATCTACGTTGCTACTGGTTGGCAAGTTGTAAGAATAAAGTTAACAAAGTGCTGCACGTTATCAATGTTGCGAACTTCGAAGACCTCGAAATTTGCAATCAATTGCAAAGTTAAAAAATTTGAGGGAGCAAGAATTTGAAATCAATTTCAAAGTTAGAAAATTGGAGGCCTCGAAAAACTTGGCTAGAACTTAGTGAAATTATGAGGTGTGGGTCGTAGGTTTGAGGAGATCATTGAGTTGATAACTTTGTAGTTGGAAAATTCGATGCTCGAAACTTGCGTTGAAAACGATAGACAAAACGATTGACAACGAACTTGCACGTGGTAGATTTGATAAGCAGGCTATGACTTCCTTACAGAAGGAGGAAGGGCCGCACAAGGCGGCCCGGTCAGGAAAGACGGACCGCACGAGGCGGTCCGGTTGTGGCCTACTTAGTGGGAGCTTGCAGCGGCGACGGCGTAGAGAACCGACGCAACTGCATATACCCACGACAGCACCATATAAAAATACGGGGTCATATCAGACTCCATTTGGCAATTTATCATACAAAAGCGGCTCCACCTTTCAGTTGACCGCCGTCAGGTGGGCCGCTACCTTTTTGACGGCCTTGCAAGCCCGTCACGACAATCCTAAACCCTTTCTTATTTTTTTTCACGAACTCGTTGTGTGAAATCGCGAGTCAGGTGCCGCTGCCGACCATAAGCTGACTTTAATGTCCTATCCGATTGGACTTCAAATTCATTGCTGAAAGGTCGATAAAGCCGGTATAAAGCCCTGAAACACAATGTCACACGGTGTCACACGGCAAGTGGCGTCTGGGTGTTGCGATGACCCAACGGTCACGAAATGGTCGATCAGGTATACGTCCGTGACCTTGATTATGTTGCCGATGACGATGACCTTGTCGTGAGCTGCAGCGGTCCGGTTGTCGTCCCTGACCTACGTGCGTCGCCGAGCAGGCTTCAGACGATCGGGAATCCACCGCTGCCGTTCGACGTGTCGTCGACGGGTCCGGTCGGACGGAAACTCAGGGTCCGGTTCGGTGAGGCAATTCGGGAGGCGGAGCGCGATTTGGACGCCAGGGGGTGACAGCGCCGGCTGGCGGTGGACAACGATGCCGGCTGAAAATGGGCAAGGCCGCCGACGTGGTGACACGCGGCGGCCTTGTCGTTTGTGCAGATCCGATATCACGCGTGCGCGGCACGCTCCAACACTTCGCGCGCGGCGCGGCCGAGCACTTCTTCCGACCACTGGTTCACGCTTTCGCCGGACACGGCCGCCGCGATGCCGACGCGTGCGTGCACGTCCGGATCGATGCGGAGCATGAGTTTCCCCGACGCCGGCTTCTGCGGCTTGCGGCCGGCCTGCTCGCAGTCGGTCAGGTAGTGGTCGACGGCCGCGTGAAAATCGGCAATCAGCTCGTCGACGGTCGAGCCGTGGAAGCTGATCTTGTCGTCAACGCCGAGCACATGCCCGACGAAAATGTTGTCGCGCCCGTCGAAGTCGACACGGGCGAAGTATCCCTTGTAGGTCATTGCGTTGGTCATGGCTTGATCCCCATTTCGATAAACCAGTCGCGCAGGTCTTCCACCTGATACCGCTTCGCCTCTTTGCCCGGATGCGGGCGGTGATGGTAGCGGCGCTTGCCATTCAGTTCGAAGGCGATGCGCGACCCGGCGCCTTCGTGGATTGCGCCGCCCAAGGCGACGACGAGCGATTCGATTTCCGAGAACACGATCCCGCCCAAGGTCGGTTTCGTGTAGATCGCGGCGAGGGTGCGGGCGTGTTTCGTTTTCATAATGACATGATATCAGAAAGTGCAAGCAAAGTGCAATCAGAAAGTGATATCAAAAGCGGGCGAGGGCGGGGCCTCGCGGTGTGACGCGACAGGAGCCGCTAGGAGCGGCCGCCCGTTGCGGGGTGCTCCAGGCATCAGCGGGGCGGCGGCAGGCCCGTGGCGGGGCTGGCAGGCGGGCGGGAAGGGGGTGCAGACGGGGTCGGATGGTGGTCTGAACACGGCCAGCCGCGCCCCTGAAACGCGGTCCCCCTCCCCGCCTGCCCGCTTCTTGTCCCCCTACATTTGATGCACAGGTGAATCGGTCGGTCAGGCCCGCCGGCTGGCGGGCTTGGCCGGGTTCGGTTGTTGCGAAATTGACGCAATTTGACGCGTGAAACGGGGGTATTGATGCACCGTTAACAACAGTGCTTGCCGATCCGCCGGCTGCAGTGCCGATTCAGGGAGTTTCGGCGCGGCCGCGGTGGAAATTCAGGCCGATTTCGACGGCATTTCCGCCGCGGGCAACATGTACGGATTGAACCGGATGATTTCGTCGCCCGCCCATTCGTTGAAGGCGAGGAATTGCGCCTGGAGCGGATCGATTTCATTGCGCGCGAACACGCGCGCGGCGGTGTCGGCCGCCCCGAAACCGCCGGTGTTGCTCGGGACGATGCCGAGCAACTGCGGCGGCACGCGGTGCGCGGCGAGCAGGTCGTCGCGCGTCACGTTCTTGATGTTGAAGAACTCGTCTTTCGCCGCGACCTCGGAAACCGGGATCAGTTGGATGCCGTCCTTCTTGCCGCTCGGCGAGTAGACGAACAGATTTCGGAAATTGCCCGGGCCTTTCGAGTTCTTAAGCGCTTCGCGGATCGTATCGACGTCGGCCTGATTCTGCGCCGGGTCGGTCATGTACAGGATGAAGCCGGCGTGACTGCCGTTTTCGTAGTACCGCCGCCGGAACAGCGTCGACGACTCGTTCAACCAGGCCGCGTGCAGCGCGCCGAGATATTCCGGCAGGCCGTACACCTCCTGATTGATGTCGGCCTCCATCAGATGAAACACCGAGCCTTCCGGGAATTCGTACTTCACCTGAAAGCCGTTCGTCTGCACGTAGTTGACCGTGTCCGTTCGACGGCGCACATACTTCGCCGGCGCCGGTTCGAATCGGAGCGTTTGGCCGAGCCGGTTTGGCTTGCGTTCGACGATCCCGTTGCCGAAGGTCAGGAAATCGAGCGCCCAGCGCCGAAACGCCTCGCGCGAGAACAGTCGGTGCGGGATGAATGTCGACGCGAGCACGTTGCGTTTGAAGTAGATCGCCGATGCGTGATGCGTGCCGGCGCGAAACGACTTCGCCAGACCGGCGAAGCTCACCGGCGGCTCGAACCATTCGCCGTTCGACCAGACTTCCGAATAGTCGAGGATTTCGGCGCGCGACAGTGCCGGCATCGGATCGCCGAAGGTGAACGCTTCGCCCGCGGCCGCGCCGGCGGCCGGCGTCGTGGCGGCGATCTGCGCGCCGCGCGGGCGTTGGGTCTTTTTCATCAGGAAATCTCCACGAAACTGCGGTTGTTGGTGGTCGAGCCTTCGAGCGGCTCATTGCCGAGCGCGTGCAGGCACGCCCATGCAAGGTCGGCGTGGCCGATTTCTTCGCTGCGGCCGGCGTGATACGTCACCTGTCGCCCGCTCGCGGTCATGGTCCGGCGGATCGCCATGAACGCCTGCGCGAGGTCGGTCCAGCCCGCATCGAATTCCAGGCGGCCATTGCCGATGACGGACAGCCCCTTGAGCACGAGGCGGCCTTTCACCTCGGGCGAGTAGTTCAGCGGGACGGCGGCCGGAAAGAACTTCGACACGAGCTGATAGACGCCCTGGCCGATGCCCGTCGTGTCGATCGCCATGTACGTGACGGTGTAGCGCTCGGTGAGCTGCCGGATACTTTCGGCCTGTGCTTCGAAGTCCATCCCGCGCCACTGCATCTTTTCGAGCACGCGGAATTTGCCGCCCGGCACGGCCGGCGGCGCCACGATCACGAGCCCGGCGGAATCGCCGCTCAACGCCGGGTCATAGCCGAGCCAAACAGGTCGATGGCCGAACGGTCGCTGGATCAGGAATTCGACGTCGTCCCATTCCTCCCACGAGTCGATCATGCATCGCTGGATATCGGCGAACTTGAAGATCGATGCGCTGTCGTCGATGAACTGGCAGAGATAGAGCTGCGCGAAATCGTCGGCGCTGTTTTCCAGGCGCAGCTCGTCCAGGTCGAACAGGTCGCAACCCATCGCGGCCGCGTCCTCGATCGTGACGATCTGCCGCCACTGCCTGTCTTCGCACAAGCGGCCGCCGGACAGCGCGGCATGCGAGATATCGAGGTGGATGTGGTCCGCCTTCGCGCGCCCGCGGTTGTACGCTTCACCTGACCAAAACGGATACGCTTGATGCGAGATGCTCGACGGCGTCGAAAAGTAGGTCTTGCGCCATTGCTTCTGGCTGGCCATCGCCTGCGCGACCTTGTTCAGCTCACGGAAGCCGTGGACCCAAAAATACTCGTCGAAATAGAGGTTCCCGTGATAGCTCTGCGCCGTTCTCGAATTCGTGCTGAGAAAGTACAGCTCGGCGTCGTAACCGGGCAGCGCGATTACCTCGCCCGTCAGCTCGACGTCGATCACCTTGCGCACGAAGTCGCAGATATAGGAGCGGAATACGTGCGCCTGCGCGCGGCTCGCGGATAGAAAAATCTGGTTGCGATGGCTCTGTAACGCGTCGTCGAGCGCTTCGTGCGAAAAGTAGTACGTCGCGCCGATCTGGCGTGACTTCAGCACGTTCCGCGTTCGGTTGTTGCCGTTGTGATACCAGTTCTTCTGGTATCCGAACATGCCATCCAGAAATGCCTCGTGCAGCTTCTTCGCCTGCTCGGGCGTGATGAGATTCTTTTGCGCGCGTTTCTTCGGGCCGGCGTTGCGCGCGTTGATGTTCGGATTGAGGTCGGACGCCTTGCCGGTCTCGGCGTATTTTCGGCAGCGGTGCAGACGTTCGATTTCACGACCGAGCAGGTCAATTTCCTTGAAGTCGCGCGGTTCCTTGTCTTCCTTTTCGACGAGCGCCATATACCGGGCCTCGACCGATGACTCACATCGATCGACGACCGACGCCTTTTCCCATTGGTCGCGTTGCTTCCACGATTCGACGGTGGAGCGAGGAACGTTCAGAAATTGCGCGATCCATGTGATGCCGCGCCCCTTCCAATAGAAGGCGCGGGCAACGCGTCTCGGCTCGTCATCAACGGAGAGATTTTCGGCTGTCTCGATCATGCCGGAAGCGTACCGGCGACGCGCGCGCGCGCGGAGCGTATGCCCTTGTACCGAGCCGAGCAACGAACGCGCATCGTTGTTCGGCGAAGCGCAACCCGGCAACATTCCGTTACACCAGTCGCACGCCATGACGGGCGACGAAACCAAAACACTGAATGGAACCTGAGAGGGCTTTGATGAAGCGACCGATGAAGCGATTTTCGATGTTGGCGACCGCTGCGACGATCGGCGCTGCCGTGGTCGCTTGCTTCTCGCCGGCGGCCGCACACGCCGCGGAACTGGTCACGCATGGCCGCACGCTGCTGGATCATGCCGACGTTCTGGGCGCGATGGGCGCGCACGGTTCGGCGGTCGCGGGTGCGGGCCTCGCCGCGATCGGGATCGGCAGCACCACGGGTTCCGGCAACCATGCGGCAACGTCGAAGTGGTTTCGCGTTGCCGTCGAAGGTGCGACGACGGACGGCCGCACGATCGAACGCGATTGGATCACGCAGATGGCGGCCTCGTATGACCGCACGGTGTATAGCGCACGCGTGAACTGTGAGCACATTCGCGGATACGCTCCGATGTCGGCGACGAATCCGTTCGGTGCATACGGCGATGTCATTGCGCTGAAGTCCGAAGAGATCACGGACGGCGGGCTGAAGGGGAAGATGGGCCTCTATGCGCAGATTCGGCCGACGCAGGCGCTCATCGACATGACGAAGGCCGGTCAGAAGCTCTACACGTCGATCGAGGTCGCGCCGTCGTTCTCCGACACGAAACAAGCGTACCTGATCGGTCTCGCTGTGACCGACAGCCCGGCGAGCCTCGGGACGGAAATTCTCGCATTCGCCGCGGGGCAGGGCGACAGGAATCCGTTCGCCAACAAGAAGCAACACCGCGACAACCTGTTCACGGCCGCCGAAGAAACCGTGATCGAGTTCGAGACCCCTGCGCCGTCCATCTTCTCGCGCGTCGCCGAGCTGCTCGGCATCGTCAAGAACAAGGGCGACGCCGACGACAAGCGCTTCACGGATCTGACGCAGGCCATGGAAGCGCTCGCGACGCACGGCCAGCAGCAGGCCGCGACTGTGGCGAAACTGACTGGCGACCTCGATTCGCTGAAAGTCGCGCTGTCATCCGAGAAGGAGGCGCATGCGAAGACTGCGGCCGCGCTCGCGGAACTGACCGAGCAACTGTCGGCGCAACCGAATGGCGCACCGCGGCCGCCGGCGACCGGCGGCACCGGCGCCACGAAGACGGATTGCTGATCAGCCCCGGCCACGCGAAACGACTTCGGTCCATCCATTCAATGATTTGGAGATTCACCCATGCGTAACGACACCCGCGTCGCGTTCAACGCGTACACCGCGCACATCGCGCAGCTGAACGGCGTTCAGGATGCGACGACGAAATTCAGCGTCGATCCGTCGGTGCAGCAAACGCTTGAGCAAAAGGTTCAAGCGTCGAGTGCTTTCCTGCAGAGCGTCAACATGATCGGCGTCGACGAGCAGTCCGGCGCGAAAATCGGCCTCGGCGTAGGCCAACCGATCGCCAGTACGACCGACACCACGACGAAGGATCGCACGCCGGTCGACCCGACGACCCTCGACAACAACGGGTATCTGTGCACGCAGACGAATTTCGACACGGCGATTCCGTACGCGCGCCTCGACGCGTGGGCGAAATTTCCGGACTTCCAGACGCGCATCCGTGATGCGATCGTGAAGCGTCAGGCGCTCGACCGGATCTGCATCGGTTTCAACGGCACGTCGCGCGCTGCAACGTCGGACCGTGCCGCACATCCGCTGTTGCAGGACGTGAACATCGGCTGGCTCCAGAAAATCCGCGCGAGCGCACCCGACCGCGTCATGCATGAAGGTGCCGCAGGGTCCGGCAAGGTGAAGGTCGGCACGGGTGCAGGCACCGACTACAAGAACATCGACGCGCTGGTGTATGACGCGCTCGAACTGCTCGACGAGTGGTATCGCGAAGATCCGTCTGTCGTCGTCGTGCTCGGTAGTGGCCTGCTGCACGATAAGTTCTTCCCGTTCATCAATGGCGCGAACGTCGCCACCGAAGCGGCCGCCGTCGACCTGGTCGTCAGTGCGAAGCGCGTCGGGGGCAAGCAGGCAGTGAGCGCGCCGTATTTCCCGGCGAACTCGGTGCTGATCACCCGGCTGGACAACCTGTCGCTGTACTACCAGAACGGCGCGCGTCGACGCACGATCGTCGACAACGCGAAGCGCGACCGGGTCGAATTCTACGAGTCGAGCAACGACGCGTATGTCGTCGAGGATTACGGCTGTGCGGCCGTGGTCGAGAACATCGAAATCGCGCCGGCGGCCTGATCATGACCAGCCCCGCTCGCCGTCACCAGATGCGCGTCCGCGCTGCGCAAGATGCCGCGCGCGCCGCGCCCGGCCAGTCGCTTGCCGGACACCGACACTATGACCTGATGCTCGCGAAGCTCGGGACCGACCGCCGCAGGCTGACGGAAATTCAGTCCGTCGCGCGAAAGATCGAGGTCAAGCGCGAGGTGCTGCCGGATTACGCGGCGTACATCGCTGGCGTGCTGGAAGGCGGGAAGGGCGCGCAGGACGACGTGCTGACCACGGTCATGATTTGGTGCGTGGACGTGGGCGATTACGACAGCGCGCTCGCTATCGCTCGATACGCGCTGCACTTCGGCATGACGCTGCCCGAGCAATACGAACGGACGTTGCCGGCCGCCGTCGCTGAAGAATTCGCCGAAGCCGGTTTGCGGGCGTTCGCCGCCGGCGAGACGTTTCCCGCGGCGATGTTGCAGGAAGTCGAAGCGCGGACGCGCAAGTACGACATGCACGACCAGATTCGCGCGAAGTTGCACAAGGCGCTCGGCTACGCGTTGGAGGCATCCGACAAGGCCGGCGCTCTCGAAATGCTGCGCCGCGCGGTCGAGCTGAACGACCGAATCGGCGTGAAAAAAGACATCACTCGACTCGAAGCCGAGTTGAGAAGTGCGGCGGCCGGCGCCGACCGCACGAACTGAGCCCCCCCGGCACGGCGGCATCGGGTGACGGCTCGCAACGGCTGACGCTACGCGATCCCGACCCCGATCCACCGCCGTCTTATTCCGAGTCACGACTATGTCGAGCAGCTTTATTGTGACGGCCGATGCGACTGCGCCGACTCCCGAACTGGACGCGATCGAAAACAACGGTTTTTTTCCCGATGTGTCGATCGCGGCGTTGCGTGAGGCGACGCGGCTCGACGGAACCGTGACGCACGCGCGTTTGCGCGAGGCGGCGATTGACGCAATCCGCAGCGTGAACGTCGAACTGAAGGTGTGGCGCGCGCAGGCGGCCGCTGGTTACGCGACGCTTGCCGACGTACCGGCCGAGCGGATCGGCGGCGTCAGCGAACTCGTGTCGCTCTACTACCGCGCGGTCTACAACCTGACGCATGCCGACGTGACCGAGAAGTATCACGACCTCGATACGACGAAATCCGGCGGGCAGGAGGCCGAGCGGCTCGACGATACGGTTTGCAGCGCGCGCCGCAACGCGCGTTGGGCGTTGAACGACCTGCGCGGCATTCCGCGCAGCACTGTGGAGCTGATCTGAAGGCAATCCGATGAACGTCATCGCGCAGCAGGGCGATACGGTCGACGCGCTCTGCTGGCGTCACTATGGCCGGACGGATGGCACGGTCGAAGCGGTGCTGGAAGCGAACGCGGGCCTCGCCGATCACGGCGTCGTGATCCCGATCGGCACCGTCGTCTATCTGCCCGATATCGGCACGGTCGAAAGCACGACGCCGCTTGTGCAACTGTTTGATTGATTCCGGGAGCTGGCTACATGGCAGAACCGAACACCACAACCGCCGCGGCGCTGTCGGCCGCGATCGGTCTTGCGGGCCTCGCGCCCGGCATCGACGGAAACGCGCTGATCGGCGCGTTCACCGGCGCGGCGCTCGTTGTCGTCACGTCGCGAGAAATCGGCGTGCTGACGCGCGTCGCGTACATGCTGATTTCCCTCGTGATGGGCTATCTCGCTGCCCCGGAGATCGTCAACGCGACGCCGATCCGCTCGACGGGCGTCGCTGGCTTCTTCGCGGCCGCGCTCGTGATCACGGTCACGCTGCAGCTCATCGAGCGTCTGAAGTCGGTCGACCTGCTGGCGTTCCTCAAGAAAGGGGAGTGAGCGACATGCACATCTCTTTCGCACTGGTGGCGCTGGCCGCTCACCTCGCCGCGCTCGCGCGCGTGCTCGTCTATCGGCGCAACGGCGCGCGTCATCGCCACGATGCATCGTGGGTTGCCTGGGCGCTCGTTGCCGTCTCCGGCGGGTCGGCCATTGAGCTGGCACTACACGCGAAGCACGTCGGCTTCTTCGAAACGGCGACGGCGGTCTTGCTGGCGCTGTTTGTGTTTGCGTCGCGCGGCAACGTCGCGCGCCTCTTGCGGAGTGAACAACCATGAAAACACATCGCCTCGGCGACCAGGGCGACGATGTCGGCCTGCTGCAACGCCGGCTGATCCGCTCCGGCTACGCGCTCGACGTGACGCACGTCTACGATGAAGCGACCGAATCGGCCGTCAAGGCCGTGCAGACGGAAGCCGGGCTCGTCGTCGACGGCATCGCCGGCCCGAAGACGCTCGCCGCGATCGCGACCGGCCGGCGCGATCCGAAGCACCTCGCCGACGCGGACATCGTGAAGGCGGCCGACACCCTCGGCGTACCGGTCGCGTGCGTGCGCGCCGTCAACGAAGTGGAATCGACCGGATCGGGCTTCCTGTCGGATGGGCGGCCGAAGATCCTGTTCGAGCGTCACGTTTTCTGGAAGCGCCTCGAAGCCCGCGGCATCGATCCGGCGCCGATCGCGGCGAAATATCCGAATATCTGCGCGCAGGCGCGCGGCGGCTACCAGGGCGGCGCCGCGGAATATACGCGACTCGCGACAGCCGAGCTGATCGACGCCGGCGCGGCTTACGAGTCGGCAAGCTGGGGCGCGTTTCAGGTGATGGGCTATCACGCGGAGCGCCTCGGCTATTCGGACATCGACGATTTCGTCGCGCGGATGGAAAACGGCGAGGGCGACCAGCTCGACGCGTTCGTGCGCTTCGTGGCAGCCGATTCCAGCCTGCTGGCGGCGCTGAAGGGCCGCAAGTGGGCCGTGTTCGCGAAGGGCTATAACGGTCCCGACTACGCACGCAACCTGTACGACGTGAAGCTCGCACGCGCGTATGACAAGTACGCCGGTGCTGACAAGGCGGCGGCATGAACGCGGCTGCCTCGAAGCTCGTCGCCGGCGCGGTCGCACTCGCGCTGCTCGTCGCCGCGTTCTTCTACGTGCGCGCGCTGCGCGCCGAGCTGGCCGACGCGAAAAACCGGCTGGCGTGTTCCGGCCAGGCCGTCGCGTCGCGCGATACGACCATCAACGGCTTGCGTCAAGACGCGAGCAACAAGGCGACGCAACAGCAGCAGCTCGACGCTGCAACGGGCAACGTGGCTGCGAAGCTTGCGACCGCTCGGCAGGATATCAGGAAGGTGATCAATGAAAACGCGACCGTTCGCACTTGGGCCGATACTCCTTTGCCTGCTGACGTTGCCCGCCTGTCAGCAAGCCCCGCTTACACCGGCGCCGGTGATTTCGGTGCAGCAGTGCCAGCCGATCACGCGCTGCACGCTGCCGGCGATGGCGCCGCGCACTAACGGCGAGCTGCACGAGGTATTCAACGATGCGAAGGGCGCATGGGGCATGTGCGCCGCCAAGGTCGACATGATCGTCGCCTGTCAGGAACGGGCGCAGGCGAAGATCAACGCCGAAGCCAAGCGGGCGACGCATGATTAAGCCGGCCGGTCTACGCGCCGCGATCGTCGCGGCAATTCCTTCGCTCGGGTCCAATCCCGAAAAGCTCACGGTGTTCATCGATCAAGGTTCGATCGCGGCGACGGGCGCGCGCAGTCTGTCGTTCGAATACCGGTATGTGTGCAACGTCCTGTTGCTGGACTTCGGCGGCGATCCCGACGCCCTGTTTATCGCGCTGCTGGATTGGGTCCGCCACAATCAGCCTGACCTCGTGCTCAACCCCGATGAGCACGCGAGCGGGATCACCTACGAAATCGACGTTCTCAACAACAAGACGGCCGACGTGTCGATCAAGGTGCAGCTTACGGAAGGCATTGTCGTGAAGGTCAACGACGACGGTAAGCGCATCGTCGAGCACGTCGACGATTCGAAGTTGCAGGACATGGCGGGGCCATGGGTCGCTGAACCATGAATGACCTGAGCATCGTCGAATCGCGACTATCCGCATTGCTGAGCCGCCTACAGCCGGCGGGCCGCCGCGCCGCGATGCGCGACATCGCGCGCGCGTTGCGGCGCAGCCATCAGGCGCGGATCGCGGCGCAGAAGAACCCCGACGGCACCGCATACGACGCACGCAAGCCGCGCCTGAAACCAGACGGTAAGCCACGGGACAAGCGCGGCCGCATCAAACGCGCTGCGATGTTCGCGAAGCTGCGCACGGCGCGATACCTGAAGGTCGAAGCGGACGCGAACGGCCTCGCGATCGGCTTCGATGGGCGCGTCGCGGGCATTGCGCGCGTCCACCAGTTCGGCGAGCGCGGGCGCGTCGCGCCGGGCGGCGCCGAATACCAGTATCCGGCCCGCGTACTGCTGGGGCTAAAGCCCGAAGATTGCGACCTGATACTCGACCTGCTGTTGAAACACGTCGCACGATAACCCCCGGTTCACGGGGGTTTTTTGTACCCATCCCGCCAACATGCGGCGGCTGTCGCATCGCGCGCGTGCGGTCGGCATGATGGGCGGCATGGACGCTAACGAAATTCAACGGCTGGCCCGCAACGCAGTGCGCAAGGGCGCGATTCTGGACGTCAACCACGGCGCGGCACTCTGCCGCGTGTCGGTCGGCGACCCGGACGACGACTCCGGCTACCTCGCGACGAACTGGATACCGTGGCTGTCTGTCGCCGCCGGCGGCGTTCGTGATTGGCGGCCGCCGACCAAAGGCGAACAGGTCATTCTCCTTTGCCCGATGGGCGATCCGGCGCAGGGCGTCGCGCTGTGCGGCTTCTATTCCGAAGGCTTCCCGGCACCGGCCAATAGCGGCGACACGCACACGCGCATCTATCCCGATGGGGCTGTCGTCGCATACGACCACGCTGCGCATGCGCTCACGGCTGAACTGCCCGCCGGCGCGACCATGCTCGTCATCGCGCCGGGCTCTGTCACGGTTCAGACGAAGGCCGCGACCGTGCAGGCCGAGACCATCACATTCGACGCCCCGCAGACGACATGCACCGGCGCGATGACGGTCAAGGGGCCGTTCGCGTTCGAGTCCGGCATGACGGGCAAAGGCGGCGCAGGCGGCTCGACGATGCAGATTCAGGGTGCAGCCGATTTCACCGGCGACGTGAAGTCGCAGGGCATCAGCCTTCCGCACCACACGCACCGGGAACAGGGCGACGGCAATGACGTGAGCGCGCCGAAATGAAAGGCATGAACGCCGCGACCGGCCGCGCAATCGCCGATCTTGACCACCTCTACCAGTCGATCGGCAAGATCATTTCGACGCCGTTGGCTTCGTGCGTGAAGCGTCGGCCGTTCGGGTCCGACCTGTTCTCGCAGATCGACACGCCGAACAACGGCGCCGAACGCACACGCCTCTACGCCGCGATCGCGACGGCGCTCATGCGATGGGAGCCGCGTCTGGTGCTCACGCGGGTGCAGATCACGGTCGACGATGCCACGGTCGGCGAAGTGTTTTCCGGAAAGCAGTACGTCGATGTCGAGGGCTACACGACCGAATCCGGCGCGGCAGTGCGCGCACGCGTTCCGTTGAACGAGGTGACCACGGCATGACCACGTCCGCCCTCATTGACCTCGAAAGCCTGCCGCTGCCTGATGCACTCGAAGTGCTCGACTTCGAAACGATCTACGCTGCGCGCAAGGCGGCGCTCATCTCGCTTTGGCCAGCCGACGAACAGGCGGAAATCGCCGCGACGGTCGAACTCGAATCGGAACCGCTCGCGCGTCTGCTGCAAGAGAACAGCTACCGTGAACTGGTGTGGCGTCAGCGCGCCAACGATGCGGTTCGCGGCGTGATGCTCGCGTTTGCGCAAGGCAACGACTTGGAACAGCGCGCGGCGCTGTTCGGGCTCAAACGGCTGGTTGTCACGCCGGCCGATCCGGAGAACAACATCGCAGAAGTGGAAGAGGGCGACGACAGCCTGCGCGAGCGCGTTCAGCTCGCCCCGCAGGGCTTCAGTGTGGCCGGCCCAGCGGCCGCATACGTGACGAAGGCGCGCGCCGTCGACGGCCGCATCATCGACGCGCAAAGCTCGCGGCCGCAGCCGGGCGACGTGCTCGTGACGCTGCTTTCGAGCGAGGGCGACGGCACAGCGTCGCAGGAGCTGTGCGACGCCGTCGCGGCCGCACTGAGCGCCGAAGATCAGCGGCCGCTGAATGACACGGTCTTCGTCAGGTCGGCGGAAATCGTTCGGTATCGGATCCGTGCGAAGGGCTACACGCGTTCGGCCGTGGGCGCTGATGTGCTGATCGAGCAAGCGGCGAAGAACGCGCGCGCCTATGCGGACAAGGTGCACCGCATTGGAATCGGCGTCGCCGAGTCGGCGATCAAGGGCGTGTGCCAGGCTGCGGGCCTGTCGAAAACCGAATTGATCGAGCCGGCCGGCGATATTGCCATCAGCCCGACCCAGGCATCGTATTGCATTGAAGTGGTCATCGAATACGGGGGCATTTATGCCTAAGCTGCTGCCCCCGAACGCAACGGTGCTCGAAACGCGCACTGCGGCGGCGCTCGCGGCCGTCGATGCTCTGCCGATCCCGATTCGCGACTACTGGAATCCGGACAGATGTCCGTCTGCGCTGCTGCCGTATCTGGCCGCCGAAGTGTCGGTCGACGGCTGGGAACTGGCCGAATCGGACGACGCGCGCCGCGCGCTCATCCGGGGCGCGATTCAGCTTCATCAGAAGCGCGGCACGCCGTGGGCGGTGCGTGAAGTGATTCGCCGGCTCGGCTTCGGCGAGGTGACGATTGTCGAGGGTCGGCGTGTGCGCTGCCGCGACGGGTCGGTCACGTACAACGGCGATTACGTGCACGGACGGGAAACCGCGTGGGCGGAATACATCGTCAAGCTGTCGCGGCCCATCACGCGCGACCAAGCTGACAACCTGAAAGCGGTTCTCGAACGCTACGCGCCGCAACGCTCGATGCTGGTGTCGCTGGACTACCGAGAGGCACCGATTCGCTACAACGGCTTCGCACGTCGCGACGGCCAATACAACAGAGGGAGCATCAAGTCATGACCGATTTGGTTGAAAGCTCGATCTGGACGCCCGGCATCCGCCAGTTCGAAACGTCCGATCCGGTCGAGGGCGGTCCAGACGGCATCGATAACGTGCCGCTGCGACAGCTCGCGAACCGCACACGCTTTCTGAAGGATGCGCACGACGCGCTCGCGGGCGCGCAGAACCCGTATCCGCAATACGCGACGATCGTGCAGATGCAAGCGGCAATTAGCGCGCTCGTGGATGCGGCGCCGGGCGCGCTCGATACGCTGAGCGAGCTGTCCAAAGCGCTCGGCAATGATCCGAATTTCGCGACGACCATGACGAACGCGCTCGCGCTGAAGGCTGCGCTCGACTCGCCGATTTTCACTGGAACGCCAAAGGCACCAACGCCGCCGCAGTTCGACAACAGCACGAAGCTGGCGACAACGGCATTTGTACAGACAGCGATGGGGAACCTCCAGTCGTTCACGATGAACCCTGGAACGAATGCAACGCTCACGCAGGCGCAGGCTGGCGGCGGGTGGGATATTTACGGCGCTTGCACGATCACACTTCCGTCAACGGTTGGCTTGCCGATGGGTGCGTGCTATTCGTTCTCCGTGGGGGCTGCCGTCACGTTCAATTGTGTTGGCTCGGATCAGATCTATTTCAACGACAGCACTCCGACTACCACCAGCTTTGTCCCCGTCACTGGAACCGCATTCCGACTGGTAAAGATCAACGCCAACCAGTGGCTTGTTTTCTCGGAAGGGCGCGGGAGCGCATCCATTTCCGCAAACGGCTATCAGAAGCTTCCGAGCGGGCTGATTGTTCAGTGGGGCCTTGGGGCGACTTCTGGCCAGACTGGCACCGTCACTTTCCCGATTGCCTTCCCCAACACCGCTTCGGTAATGAGCATCCTGCGGACTTCTTCATCCGCAATGTCGGATGGCAACACGTTCAACTGGAATGGATGGACAGGCGGCGGAAAGACGGGGGCTGCCATTCAGAGCCAGTTGGCCAACACGACGTTTATGTACATCGTTATGGGTTATTAAGCATGGGCCAAAAACAAGCCGCATACGACGCGAAAGGCAACGTTGTTGCCTTCTACGATACGGTCGACAGCCCCGCGCCTGCGGGCGCAAATGTCGTCGATATCACCGACGACGAGTGGCGTGCGTTGATCGACGGCCAGTCTCAAGGAAAACGCGCAGTGCTTGACGGAAACAAGCGGCCGTCGCTTATCGATCCGCCTGCGCCGACGCGCGACGACGTTGCGGCGGCTATGCGCGCAAGGCGTGATTCGGCAATGGACGCGACCGATTGGCTTGTGTCGCGTCACCAGGACGAAAAGCTGATCGGGAGTGGCACGACGCTGACTTCCGGGCAGTTTGCGACGCTCATCAAATATCGGCAGGCGCTGCGCGATATCAGCGGCGCGGACGGTTGGCCGTACATCGAACTACCAAACACACCGGACTTTGTGACCGCGATCGCCTGATCGCTACCTCTACCGCCTATCATCTCGGAGTCAACAACATGGCGCAGGACAGCTACCACCACGGCGTTACCCTCGTCGAAATCAATCAGGGTACGCGGCCGATCCGCTCGATTTCAACGGCGATTCTCGGCCTCGTCTGCACGGCCGCAGACGCGGACGCGAGCACGTTCCCGCTCGACACGCCCGTGCTCATCACGAACGTGGTCGCCGCGCTCGGCAAGGCCGGAAAGCAGGGAACGCTGCACAAGGCGCTGACGGCCATCGGCGCGCAGACCAAGCCGATTACCGTCGTCGTGCGCGTCGCCGAAGGCGCCGACGCAGCCGCGACGACGACGAACGTTATCGGCACCGTCACGCCGGAAGGCAAGTACACCGGCATGAAGGCGCTGCTGACTGCACAGGCAAAGCTCGGCGTGAAGCCGCGCATTCTCGGCGCGCCCGGTCTCGACACGCAGCAGGTCGCGGCAGCGCTCGTGACGACGGCGCAGTCGTTGAAGGGATTCGCCTATGCGTTCGCGGCAGGTGCGAAGACGAAAGAAGAAGCGACCGCCTATCGCAAACAGTTCGCGGCGCGCGAGCTGATGATTCTGTGGCCGAATTTTCTCGCATGGGACGACACGGCGAACGCGACCGTCGAAGTTCCGGCCGTGGCCTACGCGATGGGCCTGCGCGCGAAGATCGACAACGATATCGGCTGGCACAAGACGCTGTCGAACGTCGCCGTCAACGGCGTGACGGGCATCAGTGCGGACGTGTCGTGGGATCTGCAGGACCCGGCGACCGACGCCGGCTACCTGAACGAACAGGACGTGACGACGCTGATCAACCAGGGCGGCTATCGCTTCTGGGGCTCGCGCACGTGCTCGGATGATCCGCTGTTCGCGTTCGAAAACTACACGCGCACGGCGCAGGTCGTCGGCGACTCGATCGCGCTCGCGCAGATGGTGAACGTCGACGGCCCGCTGAATCCGTCTCTGCCGCGCGACATCATCGAAAGCATCAACGGCAAGTTTCGCCAGTGGGTGTCGCTCGGCTACCTGATCGGCGGAGCGTCGTGGTTCGACCCGGAGCCGAACACAACCGACGTGCTGAAGGCCGGGCAGGCGTACATCGACTACGACTACACGCCGGTCCCGCCGCTGGAAAACCTGACGCTGCGCCAGCGCATCACCGACCGCTATCTCGCGGATTTCGCGTCGAAGGTCAACGCCTGATCGCCGGCGAAACAGCACACATAGGAGCAATCGAACATGGGAATGCCGAGAAAACTCAAGGGCTTCAACCTGTTTCAGAACGGCGAGAACTTCGTCGGGCAGGTCACGGAAATCACGCTGCCGAAGCTGACGCGCAAGATGGAGGACTACCAGGGCGGCGGCATGAGCGGCCCGATCAAGGTCGACTTCGGAAACGAGGGTATCCAGATGGAATGGACCGCCGGCGGCTTCATGAAAAGCGTGCTGCAGCAGTACGGCATCACGCAGCATGACGGCGTGCTGTTGCGTTTCGCCGGCGGCTACCAGACCGAAGACTCGACGAGCGTCGACGCGGTCGAGATCGTGATCAAGGGCCGGCACAGCGAGATTGATCCGGGGTCGGCCAAGGCGAAGGAAGACACCGCGTTCAAGGTGACGACGGTTGCCAGCTACTACAAGCTTTCGATCAACGGCGAGGACATCATCGAAATCGACTTCGTCAACATGATCGACCGGAGAAACGGAACCGATCTTCTCGCCGCGCTGCGCACCGCAATCGGGCTGTAATCCTTTGCCTCGGCCGGTGACGCTTGCGAGGCATCAACTAATCATCATCGTACTGGATCAACATGGAACCCATCGACTCTTACACCCCGGACACCAACCCGCCGGAATCGCCGGCGCAGGACGATCCGAATACGCACATGCTCGACACGCCGCTCGTGCGCGGCAACCAGACGATCGATGCGATCACGCTGCGAAAACCGAAGTCGGGCGAGCTGCGCGGTGTGTCGCTGTCCGACCTCGTCAGCCTCGACGTTGCCGCACTCTCGAAGGTGTTGCCGCGCATCAGCACGCCGATGCTGACCGAAGCCGACGTCGCCAACATCGATCCTGCTGACCTCGTCCAATTGGGGGGTATCTTCGCGGGTTTTTTGATGCCGAAGGCCGTGAAATCGAAACTGGCCTCCCAGACCGCGTAGAGGACCCGATGGCGGACATCGCGTCGGTGTTCGGTTGGACGCCGGCGACGTTGGACGCCTTCAGTCTCGCCGAGCTGATGGACTGGCGCGAGCGGGCGCGTGTGCGCGCCGGCGCCGAGTGAACGAAACGAACGACGATGAACAACAGCCTTAAACTGCGCGTCATGTTCGACATGATCGACAACATGACAAAGCCGCTTAGAAACGTGCTGAACAGCAACAAGGGGCTCGCGCAGTCGCTCAGGCAAACGCGCAGCGAGCTTGCCGAACTCGGCAAGCAGCAGAAGGCCGTTGCGTCGTTCCGCGAAATGCGCTCGGGGCTCGCCGAGACGACGACGAAGCTGGCCGCGGCGCAGTCGAACGTGAAGGCGCTTGCCGGTTCGCTGCGTGCGTTTGGTCCGCCGTCGCAGCAGATGATTGCCGAACTGGCGCGTGCGCGTCAGGCGGCGTCGCAACTCCGTGCCGAGCAGAAGAAACAAACGGCTTCGGTCGAAGAAATGCGCCGCCGGCTGGCACAGGCCGGCGTCGACACGCGCAACCTCGCGCAGCACGAGCGCACGCTGCGCTCGAACATCGCTTCGGCGACGGCGGCGATGCAGACGCAGACCCGCCAGCTCGACGCGCTGTCGGAGCGCGAGAAGAAGCTGGCGACGGCTCGGGGCAAGATGCAGGCAATGCAGGGCGTCGCTGGCAGCATGGCGATCGGTGGCTATGCCGCACGCTCGACCGGGATGCGCGTGTTGGGCGGCCTCGAGGGCACGCTCGACGAAGAAAAGAAGATGACGAACGAGCGTTCGCGCATTACCGCGCTCGGCCTCGGCGATCAGGCGACGAAGGATGCCGAGAAGTACGTGCGCTCGATGCACATGATGGGCGTCAGTACGACCGACAACATGACGATGATGCGTGACGCATTATCGATCTTCGCTGACGAGCATCACGCGCAGATGGTGATGCCGACGCTCGCGAAGATGAAGTTCGGGAACGAAGCGCTGTTCGGCGCGGAAGACGCGCATGCGAACGAAGAAAAGTTCATGAACATGCTGAAGGTAATCGAGCTGCGCGGCGGCACGAAAGACGAAGCGACGTTCAAGAACGAAGCCAACATGGTGCAGAAGGTGCTGTCGGCGACCGGCGGCCGCGTCGGCGGCGACGAGTGGCGCAACTTCATCCAGACTGGTGGCGTCGCCGCAAAGCAGATGCGCCAGGACGCGTTCTACTACCAGATGGAACCGCTCATTCAGGAAATGGGCGGGCACGCAGTTGGTACGGGCCTCATGTCCGCGTATAGCAACGTCTATCAGGGCAAGACGACTGTACGTGCTGCGAAGGAAATGATGAACCTCGGCCTGCTAGACAAGAAGAACGTCGAGTACAACAAGATCGGGATGATCAAGCGCGTCAAGCCCGGCGCGCTGATGGGCGGTGATCTATTCAAGGCGTCGCCGCTCGAATGGCTGGAAAAGGTGTTGCTTCCGCAGATGGCGAAGAAGGGCATTACCGATCCAGACAAGGTGAAAGACATGATTTCGACGATCTTCACCAACCGGACCGCGGCAAACCTGTTCTCGACCATGTACATGCAGCGGGTCCAGATTCACAAGAATGAACGACTGAACGCCGGTGCGTATGGAATTGAAGATACGGCGCGCCTGGGTGCTGGTACAACCCAAGGGAAAGAAGTCGATGCGCTTTCGAAAGCGCGCGACCTGAAGCGCGAGATCGGCGAGCGCGTCACGCCGATGTATAACGCAGCGCTGGACAAAACGCGCGAGATTCTCGGCGTGCTGATAGGATTTATGCAGCAACACGACACCGCAGCGAAAATCATCCTGGTGGTACTTGCCGCATTCGCTGCGCTGCTCGTCGTGCTGGGAACCTTCACGATAGCGCTCGCCGGCGTGCTCGGGCCACTCGCGATTGTGAAGTTCAGCATGTCGACGCTCGCCATTGAGGGCAGCATCCTGTCGCGCGTGCTCGGAGTCGGTGCGGCCGCGTGGCGCATGTTCTCGAGTGCAGCTATGTTTGCGGGGCGGGCGATGCTCATGAACCCGATCGGCCTCGCTGTCACGGCAATCGTCGCCGCCGCCTACCTGATCTATCGGTATTGGGAACCGATCAGCGGTTTCTTTGCGCGGCTGTGGAGTGCGGTCAAAAAGATCATCAGCAGCGCCGCAGACGGCATCATGCAATTCCTGATGAACTGGACTGTCGTTGGCTTCATCGTCGACCACTGGAACGACCTGAAAGCGATCACCCTGGCCATCTGGGCCTTGATCAAGGCCGGGGTCGTTTCGGCAGCACAGCTCGTCGTCGACTACTTCATGAACTGGACGCTGCTCGGCGTCATCGTTCGCCATTGGGACGAAATCAAGGCGGCCGCGGGCGCGGCGTGGACGTGGATCGCCGACGTGGCTGTTTCGGCCGGGCGGGGCATCGCCGATTACTTCATGAACTGGACGCTGCTTGGCCTCATCATCCGGAATTGGGACGGCATTGTCTCGTTTCTGAGCGGCATGGTAAGCCGCTTCACGACAATCGGCGGGCAGATCATCGACGGCCTGATCGCAGGCTTCACCGGAGGCATGAACGCTCTCAAATCTGCCCTGCACGATGTCGGCGAGAACGCGATTTCTTGGTTCAAAGAAAAGCTCGGGATTCATAGCCCAAGCCGAGTGTTCGCCGAGCTGGGCGGTTTCATGGGTGAGGGCGCGGCAATCGGCATAGACGGCGAGCAGGGCCGCGTTGCCAAGGCCGCCGTGGGCCTCGCAACCGTTGCCATGACAGCATTTGGCGGGCCGGCAGCAACGGCCGCCGTGCCGCTCGTGCGGTCAACTGTACCCATCGACACCCGACCGCCCATCGGCTCGGCGCCAACAGCCGGAAACGCGGCTGCCGGCGGCATTGCCGGGATCACGATCAACATTTACCCGGCCCCCGGAGCCGATCCGGCCGCGATCGCACAAGCCGTGCGCGCCGAGCTGGATCGGCGCGAGCGCTCGAAACAAGCTCGCATTGGCGCGCGCCTGTCCGACTGAGCCGCGCAGGAGTAACGCATATGATGATGTCCCTTGACAGCTTCGTTTTCAGCCTGAAAACCGCCCCGTACAAGGAACTGCAGCGGCAGCGCAACTGGAAGCACCGTACGAGTTCGCGCGTCGGCGCGCGTGACGCCAGCCAGTTCACCGGCGCCGGCGACGATACGATTACGCTCAATGGCATGGTTGCGGCCGACAACGACATTGGTACAGCCGCATCGCTCGAAAAACTGGCAAAGATGGGCGACGTTGGAAACGCGTATGTGCTCGTCGACGGCGTTGGCACGGTCTACGGTGCATACGTTATCGAAAGCCTGAACGAGTCCGCCAGCTATCACACGCCTGAAGGCGTCGCACGCAAAATCGAATTCAACCTGACGTTGAAGCGCGTAGCCGATGAAACGCTGGCGTCAACGAAGGGCGACGGCAAAGATACGCTCAAGGCTGCCAAGCAGGCGATGAGCGACGTAAAAGAGGTTGTGAAGGTCGCGTCGACTGTCGTCAACAACGTCAAGAACCTGTCGATCAATTCGATCAAAGCGGCGGCAATTGGCGTTGTTGCCAAGCTCGCCCCGGAAGCTGCGGCCGCAGCCGCCAAAGGCTTGTCGACAGCGAGCGGGATCAGCCTTGACGCGGCAGTGAAGGCCGCCAAACAGATATCGGCGATAAACGGCGATCCGGTAGGCAGCGTCGTTTCGATTGTGCTCGACAAGGCAAAGAAGGTCCTATGATCGATCAGAAAGCGCCGATCTTGCGCAAGCAACCCCAGGCCGACTATCGCATCACGCTCGCCGGTCGCGACATCTCGCGCCTGTTCGCGCCGAATCTCATCAGCCTGACGCTCTCCGAATCGCGCTCGGAAGAACCCGATATGCTCGACATCGTCCTCGACGATTCGAAAGGGGCGTTCGATATCCCGAAGCGCGGCGCCGATATCAAACTGTCGATCGGATGGGTTGGCGAACCCCTCACGAGCAAAGGGACGTTCACGGTCGACGAGATCGAACACAGCGGCGCGCCGGACGTGTTGACGATCCGCGCCAAATCGGCCTCGATGACGAACACCATGCACCAGCGGCGGGAGAAAAGTTGGCATGGCGTAACGATCGCCGATATCGTGAAGACGATCGCCGGCCGACACTCTCTGACGGCAAAGGTCGAGGCGACCATCGGCAAAATCCGGATCGCACACATCGACCAGACGCACGAAAGCGATTTGTCATTTCTCACGCGACTGGCGAAGCGATACGACGCCGTCATGAACGTCAAGGATCTGAATCTGTTGTTCATGCCGATCGGTTCGGGCAAGACGGTCAGCGGTAAGGCGCTCGCCGTGCTCAACCTGACGCGCCAATCAGGTGATCAGCATCGCTACCACGTAGCAGAGCGCGAGAGTTATCAGGCCGTGCGCGCGCATTACCATTCGAACGCGAAAGGCAAGCGAAAGTCGGTCATCGTGGGCGGCGACAACAACAAGAATGTGAAGGTGTTGCCGGAGGATTATGCGACCGAAGCCGAAGCGCGCGCGGCCGCACTGGCTGAGCTGGCCCGCGTCAACCGCAGTCAGGCGACCATGTCTTATGCGCTCGCGCTCGGCCGCGCCGAGCTGTTTCCTGAAATGCCGGTCACGGTAACGGGCTTCAAGCCGGACATCGATCAAACGCCGTGGCTCGTCAAGTCGGTGACGCATACGATCGGCGAGGGCGGATTCACGTCCGCGCTCGAACTGGAGGTGCGCAACGATCCGACGACGGATCGGCACCGGTCACATTTCAGGAAGAGCAGACGGTAACTCATCGACTGAGCCGCGCGCGCCACGCCGGCAAAATGGAGTGCGGCCGGCCGGCGCGTCGTGCCTCATCATATGCATCGACGGCCATTTGAGCGAGCGTCGCTGCACACGGGAATACAACCGGCTTCCCGTCGTGATCGTTCCAACCGAATTCGGTGTTCCAGAACGGACTGAAATAGCCGTGGCGCGGCATCGCAATGCCGCGCGCGTCGAAGTACATGCGCGTTCGTGCGAGTGCGTAGAAGTCCGCGTCGTAGCGCCGTTTTCCCGCTTCGAACTCCATGATCGCGGCGCGTTCGTTGAAGAATTCCAACACGTTGTCATCGTCGCTTTCCACGGGGGCACCGCACATACTGTATGGATATACAGTATCGAGATAAGATGGCGTCGTGTCAACGATCCGAACCACCCGAGCACGGCAGGTATGAAAAAAGCCCGCTGGTGCGGGCTTTCGGGGGCAGGTTACTTGACCGCTTCGCGGTTCGTCCAGAACTCGTCGGTCTCGCCGTCGCGGCGAATCTTGATCGTGCCGCCAAGGATCTTCACATCGGCAAGGTGAACGGTCTGTCCCTCACGAAACAACGTGCAGTTGCCGGCATTGATTGCGGCGACGGCGGCCTTTTTGAAAGCTGCTTTGTCCCCGGAAACCGAGTAAGACATGATCTTGTCGAAGCGCGCTTCGGTATCGCAGCCCAGCCACGTACCGCCCTTGATCTGATGAACGCCCGGCCGCGATTCGCCGGCCGCCACTGCGGATTGAGCGATAAACGCCGAAAGGCAGGCGATAGCAAACACGCCGCATGCGCGACGTACCCCGGAATAGGCCATAGCTGGTCCCTTTTCTGTTGTGAAATTGAAGGCAGGAGAGTAGCACAATCGTTACAATCCGCTTTCGCGACGGACATAAGCCGGTGGCCCGATGCCAGCCCAAAGCGGGCCGCTGCGCCACATGCGCGGCAGTTCGAGCGACAAGGTGCGCCACCGCGCCAGGACGGCCGCAAACGTGCCGTCAAGCTTTGCTCGCCGAATCTTGTCGACGACGTTCCAGCCGCGCACGTAGTAGGCAAAGCTGCGTTGGCTCGACAGGTAATGCGACGCGTGCACGCCGACCCATGCGAGTATTTCGTCAGGCGGAACGTCTGGCGCCGCCGGGTCGGGCTCGATGTTGGCGACTACGGGCGATTCGGGCGCGGCCGGCGGCGACGCCGACGCGTTCGCGCCCGTGGCGGCTCGGTTGGAGTCAAACGCGATCCGGCGCAGCAGCTCGACCCGATGCCATGGGATCGGCGAGCGGCCGGCGACATAGTTCCGGACGGTGCGAGAACAGCAGCGTAGAAGCTCGGAGACGCGGGCGATGGACAGGCCGTCTGTAAGCGCGAGGAAATCAGCGAGCGACCCGTGACGGGGCGCGACGGCATTCATATGACGAAAGTTGACGCAAGCAACGAAATGTGTTTAGTTGTAAACATTGTTGCAAACCGTAAGCGTCGTTTTCAACCTGTAGGAAATGACAGTATTTTGTTAGCTTCTTTGAGTTGACATAATCTCAATTATCAACGTTAAATCGCGGAGCCCATCGAATTCGACCCTAGTTAATTTCCCTTTTATTTCAACGTAGTACCGAAACACCTAGCCAGCAATCTCATGTGTGTCCAGGATCGCCGCACGCGACACCTAGCCCATGATGCTGACGCCGCCGTCGATGAACATGGTGTTTCCTGTAATTCGCCGCGCGTACGGCGTGGCGAGATAAGCGCAACTGAAACCGACATCCATGATGTCGACCAGTTCGCCAAGCGGCGCCCGCTCAACCGCTACATTGAGCAGCAAATCGAAATCCTTGAGCCCCGACGCGGCACGCGTCTTGAGCGGCCCCGGCGAAATCGGATGAACGCGAATGCCGCGCGGACCAAGCTCGTGCGCGAGATATCGGCACGTCGCCTCGAGCGCCGCCTTGACCGGTCCCATCAGATCGTAGTTCGGCACGACCCTGGAGGCACCCAGATAGCTCATCGCGAACAGCGTTCCGCCCTGATCCATCAACGGTACGGCGAGTCGCGCCATGCGAATGAACGAGTGGCACGACACATCCATGGCCGTTGCGAACCCTTCCGCCGAGCTGTTGATCAAACCGCCCTGGAGATCCGCCTTGGGCGCAAATGCAATCGAATGTACCGCCGTGTCGAGTCGCCCCCACGTCCGGCGAATCGCGTCGAACAACGCGTCCATTTCCCCCTGCTTCGACACGTCGAGCGGCATCACGAGTGCCGCTCCGAGTTCACGCGCAAGCGGCTCGACATACGGACGAGCCTTGTCATTCGCATAGGTGATCGCCAGTTCCGCACCCAGCTCGCGAAATGCTCGCGCGCATCCATAGGCGATCGAATGCTCGTTCGCGATGCCGAGGATCAGCGCCTTGCGCCCCTCGAGCGGCAAGTTCGGGATCTTCTCCATTCAGGCTCCCAGTAGATCAAGGGTATGCGACGCGATCGTCCATTCTTCATCGGTCGGGATGACCCGCACCGAGACCAGGCTGTCGCGCGTGCTGATACATGGGCCCATGGCGCGCATTCGAGGACGGATCGAGCGACACGCCGAGCCATGCCGCCGCACGACAGCCGCGCTCGCGCACAGCGGCCGCATGCCGCCCTCTTCCGCGACCGAAACGATCCTCGCCGACGGCCCGACCAGAATCGGCACGATCAGGCGCTCGTACTTTTCACCCTTGTGTTCCAT